TACACCTTTTTCCGCACTTTATACGGGCGTGCAAGTTTACCACCACAGGCGCACAGCCGAGCTGTACAACCGCCAATACGTGGCGCTTCGTCGTCGATTTCAGCGCGTGCGAGTCGTTTATACGGCGCGAGTGTCGCAAGCGACGCGCGGGCGAGACGGTCGCCGATCTCTGAGTCGTACAGTCCGCTAATACTCATAAACAACATACCCCCGTAACGGTTTCACAGACTTTGACGGAATAGCGGCATAACACCGACAATTATGAATTGACAAGTTGTTTGCTACATACCACCCTGTCGCTGTTTCGAGGTTATAAACATGACAATCAGAAACTATAGTATCCACTGCAACGACGCGCTCAAAAATAAGATCGTGAAAAGTTATTGCGCCGGGAAAAGCGTTCTCGCTTGCTCTATTGAGTTCTTCGGCAATAAAACGGCGCGTGCGTTTATTAGACGCCTGCTCATCAAACGCGGCATCAAACCGCGCAATGGCAGTCAAGCAAACGTCATCCGCTTTCAAAACTCCACTCCCGAAGAGAGAAAAAAGATCACCGCTGCCGCGCACTCCGCCAAAAGAGGAAAGCCCGAGTCTGAAAAGAGCAGAATTAAGCTCGCTCTCACTCGCTCCAAACAAATGACCGGGCATCATATCGGGATTGGTGAAAATGAGTTTGCGGATATGCTCGTCAGTCGAAATATTCCTTTTATCCGTCAGCATCCAATTAACCGTTATAACATCGATTTTTTCCTCTGGGATTCCGTCGCCGTGGAATTGCGAAGCACTGCCGGTAACGCTTTCAGAAACGCCGCACAAAGAAAAAAAATCGAATATCTTCTCAACCGGCACACCAGCGTCGTATTCATTTCTTTCGCTTCCGTCGACACTTTGCGCGGAAACTTTGACGACATAGTCACTAGTCTTGACGAGATTCGCAGGCTTCCAGCCACTCTGTGTCAATACAGGATGATTGCCTGTTGTTCTGATCGTTATACCAGATTCCGTAATGATCGAAGTCAGTTTACCTGTGTACTTGCGCCGAAAACATCGTATAACGTCAGAGTTCAGACGTATCTTTGTACCTGAAGGAACACAACCCCACGCCGTGCCCGGATTTCCTTTATGTTCTTTTCCACTCTTTGATACTTCAGTCGGCGGATCGTCAAAAAGAAAACATTTATTTGCGAGCTTTTTATGCGTTTTTCTGACGCGCTTGTCGCGCTGCGTTGTCCAAATGTAGCGATCTGAAAACTCTTTTATTATACCCTCGTTAACAACCGTCCCCAGATTGTATGCATTTTCATCGCCGATCTGCTCGGCCTTGTCTTTATAGTGATCCGCGAACGTGAATACTTTATAAACATTTTCACCGTCCCGCGCTTCGAAAACTTTATTTAACGCCTCTTGTGCTGTGTATGAATTTTCTTTTCGCAGTCTCGCAATCTCTTTTTGAACGACTTCATTCTGCCGGTCGTTCACCATTGTATACAGTGAGTCCCGGAGCGCGCCTTGTGTCTTCAGCCACTCGTGCACCTTACCGTCAAGCGTCCCGCGATAGACCCGCATCCCTTTCGCAGCATAGTGTTGTTCAAGCGCGCGCCGGTAACGTTTTGAAAAGAGGCGCGCCCGGCTGTCATACTCTTCCCGCGCGTCTATACTGTCCTCGTTATCCCACACAGCGCGCGCGTAGTCTCTGACCGCTCGACGCCACTGCGGGGCATGCTTTTCAAAAATGTCTATCATAGTCCGTTTTCAGACTTGAATTTTTTCATTAACATAACAAACTTTTCAGGCTGCCATTTCATCATACTGTCAAGCGTGGCCGTTGCTTCGCGTTTGTTAAAATTCGCGCCTTGCTTCGCGGCCACTTTATCAACCATAATACTAATATATCGCTCATATTCTCTTGCTTCAGTTTTAGCGGTCTTCGTTGCTGCTGCGTCATCTTTTGCTTTTTGCTTTTTGGCTGCTGCTTCATCCGCTTTGTATTTATCGATTTGACTATCAATACTACCGCCGCGCGCACGAGAACCAAGCGGCAAATTAAGCGACCCGTGATCAAGCGCGTTTTCTGCAATAACTTCTTTCAGTACTTCTCGCACCACATTTTTTATTGTTGCATCAGTCATTGCTTTACCTCACGCTAAAGGTTTTGTTAATACCGGCTTTTCTTCTTCGTCGCCCGCGTCGTCGCTCTCATTCCCAGCGCCACCGCTCATCGATTCAGGCATCCCAGCAAATGTCACGTCTTCGTCCAGCAAATCTAAATGCTTGAACGCTTTTTCAAGTTCCTTGTATTCAAATTGACGAATGAGTATTTCTGTCCGTTTTGACTTCAGGTCTTCACGCTCTTGATCCGTTTCGTCGTAGATACTTTCAAACTCAATGTCAAAATCATCCTCGGCAACACCACACGCCGCTATGTCCGTATCGTTACGGATCAGCGTATTTATGACAAAGCGCGCGATCGGTTCGATCTGTGCAATCTGATAGCGCGAACGGACGTGTTCATTTGTCGACGCGATTTGAAAAGCCGCTTGACTGTAGTTTGTGTTCCCGCCACCGAAAAAGTATTCAGGCGATAGACCCGTCACTGACGCAACATAGTCACGGAATACGCCCGCGATTTCACTCGTGCCCGGTGATATGTTATTGTTTAATATGTCGAGCGTCGTTCCTTTCGGCGTCGCAATCGGTGTCGATACACCCATCGTCTGAGAAAGGCGTTGCAACTGTGCACGCATATTTGAAAGCATCGTGTCAGTCTGAATATCACCGTCCATCTTTTCAAAGATCACTTGTGCACGTACCATTAAGATTTTAAGGATGTGAACGTACAAGTTCCACGCTTCAGCGGCGGCGCGTAGTTGCGGCACGCGGTTTAAACCCACGCCAAAAAGCGGCTCAAAGCCGGGACAGTTAAAGTATGCGCTAACGCCGTGTTTGAGTTTCGCGCCGAGACAATAAAGATCGCCGATCTTTACTTGTGAATACGGCGTTGTAATTCCTGAATAACTCGCACCCATACCATAAGCAAACTGTGTGTCATTGAAAACGTTAAACGTCACGCCGTCGCCACGGCTTATCGGCACGAGCAAAGCGCCGCGCGGTGATAGCACGGTATAAAAAAGCATATCCTTAATGACTGATTGCAGCTTTACCTTTTTAAATTTCTGTTCGAGCGCCTGTTTGAATTTTTTGTTTTTTGTTTTTACTTCAAAAGGGTTTTTCATTGCCATGGCAATCGGCTTATCTATCATTTCGGAAAGCGTCGGCACTGACAAATATTCCGTGAAGTTCACACGATAAGGCGAGTAGTCAATATACGACATGAGCGTCGACGGATCACTCGGCGTGTTAATCTTTACCGCGCCGTTAGAATACACAGAGTTAAACGCAGATGAAAGCGCCGCTTCAGCTTTCCGCGATGCTCTTTCCGGCAGTGTGTTTTCTGCTATTTTGTCGAAGTCGGCGGCTTTGACAATCTCTGTGACGTACGGCTTTCCTTCAGCGTTCTTTACACGTTTGTGTTCACGCTGCGCATACACATGAAGCAACGCGTTTTCACTCACCGCCTGCACGTCTTTGTATTCTCGTTGCGTATTATAGTCGGCAATAATACCGTTTATTATTCCGTCAATGTTATGTGCGGACATTGCTTTTTTCATGTCCGCGACCATTTTCCCATTTTGCAATATTTCATCATGCGGCAGCGTGTACAGCTTTTCGGCAGTGTTTACAAGCGTTGCCAGTGCTTCAAGCGGTTTATTCATTCTGTGACCTCATAGCTCAAATGTTTTTCAAGTTCGCCCGTTTCGTATAATGGCTTATCAAACCCTTTCTTCGCAACTGTCGTAGGCGCATTATGTTGCAGCTCGCCGTTGCTTTCGATTATTCTTTTTGACTCGGCGACCGCTTGACGACCCATATCCTGAAGGAAAACCGTTTCAAGGCGTTTCGTGTCGCGTGGGTTTCTGACAGAGTTTATCATAAAAGCCTTTAAACGTTCTTTAGTAAACTTCGCGCCGATCTTTTCCGCACCCATCCGCAGCACGGGGCGCGGTGGTATTGTCTCACTGCCGTAATGATTTATTGCGAGTACTTCTGCATACGTCATGCCGTCGTCATACGATCCGGGTAATGCGCCTAATTTTACAAACATAAATTACCGCCTTAATACTTGCACCGCTGCCGCATATTCCGCCACTATCGGTGACGTTGCTAAATGTTCAATTGCACCGGCTAAACTGTCAGGACAGTCATCATGCGGCGCGCCTTTGTAATACCGTGACACTTCGAGCGTGTATTCTGCCTGTGTCCCTGCGAGTATTCTCATTTCCGGTTTGTTTGCTATCACTGTCGCCGCGATCCTTTCATGTTTATTACGGTATTGTCTTTTGACTGTCCACAAGTTTTTTATTGCATTACTGTTTTCGTTTGCTCTAAACGCGTCAATAAAGAAAATAGACGACTCAGCAAGTTGCGACTCGATAACGCTTTCGATCGGCGTAAAGCGTGCGAGAAAGTTTAAAATCGTTATCCGTGTTGCTTCGTCCGATATTGATTTTGGCAACTTCATTCCTGTGAATAAAATCGCACCGCCTTTCAATACACCCACAACCGACACAGCGGTCGAGTCTGTGTCTGTCTTATCGCTGAACGATGGATCAATAAACGCAACTGAATACATACAATCCCACACGTCAACAGTTGCAAACGCGCCGAGCGTATCGTTGTCCTGAACGTGTTTTAATTCATAATTACACGCCCATTCCGCATACGGTAAACGCTCTTTGCGTGCTGCAATCTCGACAAGCTCGTCGAGCAGCAGGTCAACCGAGCCGAAAGGAAATTGTCGCCCTTCAAAATACTTTGCGTCTATAATTGAAAAAACGTCCTCTTCGTGCCACGGCGTGCCTGACAATCTCGTTTGCCCTAATGGATCAATAAGGTTTTCAAGTTCTCTGAAATAGTTAATTGTCCAGCGCCTTTCTGCGGGGCTATACCTGTCATCGATGGTCGAAATATCATCGGTCCATATGTAGTCAAAGTGTCCGCCGGTGATCGACGCGCCCACGCCGACAGCCATCAAAGACGGCTGCGGTGTTATAGTTTTTTTAAATGCGAACTGTGTACGCTCGCTCGACCATATTTTTGTTTTTGCGTCAGTGATACCCCAACGTGAAAACATATACAGACGTAAAATATCATTCGTTTCAAAGTGTCGTTGAATTGATTTCAAAATGTCGCTTGCAAGGTCGCCCGTTTTACGAACGATTAAAAGCCGCATATCAGGGAAACATAAAAAGAGCAGTGCCATAGCGACAACACCGCACGTCGTTTTATAACTACCGCGAAAAGCCTGTAGCACATCAAAGCGGTTGTATTGTAGAAAGACTTTTATCCACTCACCATGAAGCGGCGTTAGTTTTTTGTAGCCGAGCACATGGCCGAACTTGTGCGGTTCGGCAAGCCATGCGCGCAAAAGTGCGACGTGATCAATTTTCTGACTTACTAACGCCATATTCCCGCAATACGTCCGCGACAGCTTTGTCTTCTGTGTTGATGTTTAGTGTTGTATCTGTTATCACTTTTTTCCCTTCAGTGAAATCGCCAATGTTTTCAAGTAGTTTAGCAGTCACCATGTCGCAGCGGCCGAGCATCGTCCCGAAAACGTGATCGACAAGCTGTTGCCCGCTTAACTTCTTTTTCTTCGCTTCGCGGACAACAACACCTTTAATGATTACTGCCGGGGACACTTCTATTTCATACTCACGGGCGAGTGCTTCAGCGTAAAATTCTGACAGTTTCTTTTTCTCAGCTCGTGCTTTTCCAGACGCCTTTCCACCCATCCGTGCAATTTTCTTTTGTTCCGCCTTTGTTCTCGTGTTCTGCGGTTTCAAATTTTCAACTCTTCCAGCCA